GGCCCGGTAGTCGGGCAAGCCAAAGGTGGTTATACCGTTGCCAGCACCATGCGCCGTCCCGATGGCGGCGAACAGGCGAGCGTAGTAGTCGCGGCTTATGTTGCCACCTTGGCAGAGCAGCCAGCCCCCTCTTGGGGCCTTAGTAGTGGGTGCGCTGATCACTGTGCCAGGTGCGATAGAATCGTCGTAAAACAAGCTGCGGAAGGGGTACGTAACGATTGAGTTTGAATCGATGTCGCCAGAGTAGATCTCCCACTGCCCAACGATGACGGCGCAGACGTTCACATGCCAAGACGAGCCGTCGTTCCAGTCGGTCTTCCCCGTGATGGGGTTGTACCAAATGGCCGTACGACTGGTGCCAGTTAAGAGGCCAGTAGCGTGTACCTCCTGCACTGTTACGAACTGCACCGTGGCCGATGTTGGGTTGTAGATCAGAACACCGTAGCGTGTGCCGCTACCAGCGTCCATGATCAGATCGATGTCTGCGCTCACCTGCACCGTGTGAACGATCTCGCCTCTCACATCGAAGCCCTGCGAGGCCGTAAAGATGAGCGGATCTAGGTTCGCATACAGGCGCATGGTGTTGAGGGAAACCGCACCTAGAACGCTCTCGATGCCAAAGGCAGAGCGTCCAGTAAGCACCGTGTTTCTCACGCCTTGGTGCTTACTCCTTTTAAGGGCTGTAACGTCCTCCGATAGGCTGTCAGTTTCTTGTTTGAGGTAGGCCGTTCGGTTGGCTAGCTGGCGAAGCGGCTCGTTATCAATCCCACCGAGGCCGCCCTCAACGTAGTCGGTGGTCTCAAACTGATAAATACCAGCTTCCCAAGTTGGTGTTTCGGGTTGGAATGCCATGTTGATTTTCTTTGAGGTTTAGAATTGAATTGTCCAAGTTGCTACTAAACGAGTAGCTACGGTTTTGTCGAATGAGCCAAACACCCTGCGTGCGTATAGGTCGCCGTTCGCGGTCAATAGCCCTACTTCTCGAAAGGTCGTACCGTTCCCCTCGCTGGTCGTCAGCTCCGCAACCACCTGCACTTTGTTGAACGCAGGCTTGGTGATAGAGGTGGCCGCCTTATTGATCGCTCCAGCGATAGCGGTATCGGTGGGAGTGGTGGGGGTGTCGCTCGTGCCAAAGGCGATCTGTGCAAATTGGTACTGCGAATCGCCTGTGGCTGCGAAATTAGCGGCATTCTCGCGGCCTTTGTTGACCACAAGGTTATCCCCTTGGCTGCCCCAAAGAAGATTCCCATCCGCATCATAGGCCATGAGGGTTACTTGTCCTCTAATGGCGTGTTTCATTGTTGTTTTCATATTAATTTGTTGGTTGAGTGGTTTTATAAGGATGGCCCGCTGGCAAATTACCAGTGAGGCCGTATTTCCAAGCGAGATAGCCCTCCACCTTTTGGAAATCGCCAAGCCCCGAATCAGCAAAGATCACTAATTCAACGATGTCGCCTGCGTAACCCTGCGTAAAAACGCCATTATTAAAGCCGCCAATGACCTGAAGGGTACTGTTGAAATTCCCTGATAAGTTCGCCTGTGCAGTGGTTTTGTTAGCCACATCGCCGTTGTTCCAGACTTCTAGGAAGTCTGACATAGGGCTGGCTTTTTGGTTGAAATTCCAAGCGATGATATTGAATCCAGCCGTTCCGCTCGTGGTGTTCGTGGTGCTTTGCACAGTACCGCCGGTGCTGTCCCGGAACTGGCCTTGTGCGCCGTTGGCGCTGGCAGAGAACTGAATCAGCGGATTGGTAGTGCTTCGATGGGCAAAAAGGACATTATTGCTTGACACCGTATTGTGCTTGATTATAGCTACCATTTGCAAGCTAGGAGGGCTAGTCGATGTGATCGGCGAGATGCTCCAGTACTGCGGAGCTGTCATGTAAGTGGCCGGGTAGCCGTTTAGCGAATTTTGGATGTAAAAAGGCCGATGGCTTGGGGGAGCTGTGGCTGATCGGGTAAAGGCACTGCTATCCGTCCATGTGCCAACCTTGGCCCAGTGGATAGCGTATGCTCCCGATACGCCCGCAAAAGCAGCACTTAAAGTTAGAGTTGTCCCCGATACAGCAGAGATGCGATAAAATGTTGCTCCAGCATCGAAGCTAATTAGATTTCCCACCCGCCAACCACCAGAGCCCCCCGATGCGGTTACGGTGGTAGATCCGTTTGTTACCGTGCCGGTAAAGGAGCTAGATTCCCAAACATAGGATAGGTTATCAGGTCGAAACCAAGCCAAGAGATCGGGGAGGCCGGGAGGCGTGAAACCTGATGCGATTGGCGTAACGGTCAGGGTATCATAACTGCCGTAGGCAATTGAACCGTCTCGGAGATACGTCCCATCATGCAGAGGTAAGAGCTGATCGTTGAAATCCATATCCAGCTCAAACTCGTCATCCGTGATCGTATGGGTATCGTCCAGGTTGATAGCTATACTGATGTCATAGAGCCAAGAGCGGACGTTTTTGTATTCGTTGATGATCGTAACCGCATCGGCAAACTGGGCAGCGGTTACGGCTGTGATTACACCTGCGTTGATCCATACGCGAAAATAAGCCCAGTGTCCATCGCCGCCCCTGCGAATTGTGCCATTGTATCGATATGTCCCATTCCTCAAATATCGATCGCCAACACCCTCCTCGATCCAATCCACGATGATACCGATCTTAGAAAGTGCCTCCTTAATCGCCCAAGGCGTGCCTTTGTATCGGTGCAGCTCCAAGGCGTTTTTGATCAGCTCTCGCTTTGCCTGCTCTGTCGTGGCGAACTGATAGCCCTTAACGCCCATGAGGTCAAACTGCTCCGCCAAAACAGGCAAAGCCTCCGCCGAAACGAGATCGAGGAGGTAAACTAGAACAGCCTCAATTGGCATAGCCGCCAATCGGGATGCCGCAATTTCATCGAAAACCTTAATGTGTTCAATGTGGGATATAGAGGTTGGAAGGATACTCATTAGCCAGCAGTTGTACCTGTAATGTTCACATCAATCAAAGTGCAAAAAGGGAATTGCGTAGGACTTACAATAATGTTCGTGAAGCCCGGCAGCGTGGCCCGATAAACGCCTGCAACCTGCGCCGCCGCAATCACCTGCGAATCAATAATATCCTGACCAAGCTGAAGCCGCTTCGCATCAGCGAAAGCCTGTAAGGCCGCACGAGCCGCAGCATCTACAACCGCAGGGTCTGCTGTATTGAAGATCACTAAATCTACAACAAGCGAATAGGTTAAACGCGTTGGAGCGGTAACAGTTACGGTATCAGTGAGAGGCCGAACTCGCTCATCGTTACAAGCTGCATCCACCGCCGCAAGAATCTGCGCCGGGGTTATCGAGCCATCGGCCATCAGGGGGAAGATTTGCACCTGTCCAGGTGCAGGGCTGATAACAGCCACATCGATAATATTCGGATTAGCGGATCGGGCATGAAACTGATATGCGCCCGTGCTGCCTGCGTTAGAAAACGAGGCCGGGGCGAGCTTGATCCGAATCCGCAGCGATTCATCGGTTTCCTGATCCGCTCCCCCTGCTGTCGCATCTATGTTGCTGGCCGATGATAAGAAGGGTTGAGGATCGAGGATATTGGTTACACGGCCAATCGCATAGCCGCTGGCGGCAGAGCCTGCGGACTGGGACACGCAAACCACGTCCACCGTGTCCGTGCCGATCGGCACAGTCACCGAGGTGCGGGTCATGAAAACCGCCGTGCCATCCACCGATGAAATACGCGTACCGCTGGGAATAATTACACCGCCGTGGCCAGTAACGATCTGAAAGCGAATCGTTGTGGTGGCCGCAATTGCTCCTTGGCGAACCACGCCCAAAAGCTGCCCCAGCTCGTCAAGCATCGGGGCCGCTGCATAGTTCACGAGGTTTTGGATGCCTGCGTATTGGATAGCCTCACGCGTGAGATACTCACGATAAGCATAGGTCTCCAAAAGGAGGTTTTCCACATCCGTGGGCGCAAGCGTGCGCCCTGTGCGGCTTTCGTAATCGGCTTTGATCTCGGCGCGAATAGTGGCCAGATCACGCTCTATGAGGTTAGGAGCTGAAGGCATAGGAGGCTGTGTTTCTTAGGGTTTGGTTTTGGGATGTCCATTCAACCGTAATTGCGAGCTTGCCATCCCCGGTCGGTTCGCTGCTGATTTGAATAACCTCGGCAAGGGGTACATAAGCCTCGATCTGGTCTTGGATCTCTTGGGCTAATCGGCCTGCTGTAAGTGTGAGCGGCTGGCCTATGTAACTCATGATGTCAATCCCAAAATCAGGATCGAACACCAAAGATCCGCGCTGCGTACTGAGCAGAATATCAATGCCCTGCTGCACAGATCTAAGCCCCTGCGCAATAGCACCGGGGCTGTATATTGAGAGCTGCCAAGTTTGGGTGCGGATGTCTTGAAGTGTTGCCATGTCGCTTTATGGAATTGGAGGTGAAGGTGGACCAGTTGGGGCAGTTGGGTGCTTGTGGAGCAAGAGGGAAATAATGCCTGCTAAAATATCGCCTTGTGCGGTTATATTGCCGCCTGCGGACAGGTTGCCTTGCAGAATTAGATCTCCGTTGCCTTGGATGCCGCCGATTACCGTGAGCTGGCCTTTGATCTCCGTATTGGCCTCAATCGTAGCTCCGCCTGCGGCCTTGATCAGTACCTTTTGGGTAGCTTCGATGGTAGTATTTTTGGCCGTCTTTACGGTGATGTCGCCTTTAGTTTCTACCGTAAGCGATCCTGCGGCCCGGTCAAAAACCACCTTACTCCCATCCTCAAACACCACCGAGGCAATGTCTTTGCCTGCCTGCTTTGGTGCTGTGGCTTGGGAGTAGAGCGCACCGAGGATTACACCGTTTTCGAGGTGCTTATCCATCAGGCAGGCTACGTGTTCGCCGATGTCCAAAGTAACCGAATAGCTATCCTTGGCCGTCTTAGGGACTACCAAAGGCATCCAATCCGACACAATCCCATCGTCATCAAACTCGACACGAAACAGACCCTTGGCTGGGTCTTGCTCGCATATTTGGCCGTATCTAAGCATATTAATTTACCATTGGGAGTTCGCCAAATGTGTTTCCTTGCGCCCCAAGGCCAAGTTCCGAACGGCCTGTATTTACAGGCTTTTTGCGGGGTCGTGGTGGGATCTTCTTGGGAGTTTGCTGGGCTGGCGTTGGCTTGATCAATCGCGTACCCTCAAACTCCGTGATATAGCCGCCGCTGCGGTCAATACGGTGGGTCGAGGTCTTGATGTGCCAAAGCCCTGAATACTCGCCGATCCCTGTCATCTCAATGTTGTTTCCAGCCACTAAGAGCTGATTTCCGATCACCGTGAAACGGCCTTCTTGCCCTGTAGTATTCGCTTTGTGAAGCGCAGCGGTGGCCATGACTTCGGCCTGCTGCTCATTCTCGGCCTTGGTGTGGATCTCTAGCGTATCGGCTGAGGTAACATCGTTCGCCCCTCCAATGGTCGTTCCTTGCTCGCTCCCACCTGCGCTTACGGTCTTGGATACCACCTCCTTTTTTTTGGGATTGTGATATGTAACCTTAGCCGCTTTGAAGGTCTTAACGCTCTTGTCCCTGAGCGATCCGCTGATAAGATCGGTCAGATCTAACTTGAACACAGGCTTGCCCGCTTCGAGCTTGAAGATGCTAGTAAATATAAGCTTCTTATCTCGAATTGAGAACACGTAACCATACTGTGTTGCGATCCTGTGTAGAAATTTAAGGTCTGTTTCGCGGCTCTGTGTTGTCCGATCAATCGTAATGTCAAGTATATCCCCTTGGAGCTGCAATCCCTGCTCTGTAGCTATACGCTGGGCTATTTGCCGCAGCGTTTGTTTCTCGAATGAGCGGCTGCGCTTGGTTCGCAGGGGCGAATCCGTAGCAGCAGCCAAAGCCCGGATCTGCATAACCGCTGGGCTTATAGTGTAGTCAATTTGGTCAATTGTGAACGTTCCGCAGGGCATGAGATCTTGATCGTAGCCAATCGAGAGGTCGATTTTGTCCCCTTTGCGAGGGGCCCAAGTTGAGATCCATTTGCGGCTTGGATCGGCGATGGACAATTCAAGCTCGTCCGATTCGTCCTCGGTGGCATCGGTATAGGTAACTGAAATCAGGTCTTTGGAAATATCTTGTGTGATATTCTTTCCCTGATACAGGATCTTAAATTTGGGTACTTTTACGAACTGCTCCATGCTATCGTTTCCAAGGCGGAAGATTGTTTACCTCCGTTTCTGCTGGTTCAAGAATTGGGATCAATAACACAATGCCCTGCGGCAATTCGGGGGTTAAAGCCACGGCTGGGTTGGCCTCAATAATCGGTTGAATCATTGTCGCATCGCCATAGGCAGCTAGGGCAATTTCGTCCCATCGCTGGCCGTGCTTGGTGGTGTAGGTCGTATTCATCGGCGGATCGAGGACATTGAGCGAATGAGATAAGACTTGGTTCGCAGCTCCTGCGCTATGCCTTGATAGGCGGCGTTGTTGGTGATCGAGGCGGCCACATTGCCAGCAGTAACCACGGATTTGAGCAGACCCAAAGCCCCGTTGTAGGTGGCCATGTAGTTGCGCACCTGGGCTGCTGCGGTGTAGATGTTGGAAGATACATCGTTCACCAAGGCATTTAACTTCAGGGCTGCGGCCTCCTGTTTGCTGATAGAGCGGCCTGCCATTTGGAGGTTGGTATCAGCTACATCGGCAACAACCCCGGCCTCGGTAATGAGCTGGTTAGTAACCTGCGCTTCGCTAATGATAGCGTTTACCGCTGCGCTAGCTCCGAATGCTCCTCCTAGATCCTGCTCCAGCTCCCCAACAAAAATTGTCGGCTCAGTCTCGGCATTGGCAAAGCCATCGTACTTGGCTTTGGCTTCATCGCCTGCCTCCCAAACCTCCAAAAGCGATACTTCCACCTCTACATACAGCACCGTACCATCAGCAAATTGCCGCTTATAATCGGCATTTACCGATTGAACGACAAAGCGGCCTTGGTACACGCCATTGCCGTGGGTGAAAGGCAGGATTGTGCCTCGCTCCAGGTGGCGATACAGCCGCCAAAGCTCAATCTCAGGATTGCAAAAGGAGCGGTGGAAGCGCATCGAGAGGTTGATGGTTTCCAAGTCTGTTCCGAGCCGCTGGAGGCGCGGCTTGTTCTCAATAAGAGCGTGCTGCGCATAGTTCGCTTTAAGCTCCGAGGCAAACGAGGATGGCGCAACCAAGCCCTCGAAAGTTATATCTCCTAACGTTGCGTAGGCCATAGCTAATCGTATTGTTTGCGTTGGTTGCGGCTCTGCTCCTCGCGTACCATGCGCGCGATCTCAGCTTTATGCTTATTGAGCTGCTCCGAAAAACTGTTCATTGCATCGCCCGTTGTACCACCGTTGATGGTAATGTTGGGCTGGTAATTGAGCTGCGTAGAAGTGCCGCCTGCGGTGGGGTTCACGCTAGATAAAGGGCTAGTGGCTGCTTCCGGTTGCATCTTGAAAAAATCCGATGGGTCGCCAGTATTTTCGACAAATTTATTCATCCGCACGCGGTCTTCGTTGGTAACCGGAGTTGTTCTAGCCTCGACAATTCCTAGCCATTCCAAAGCCCCACGGGCCATCCCAACGATGCTGTTGAAAGCATCTTTAATAGGCTGCATGAAGTAGCTAAAACCATTGTAAAGTCCTTGCCCTAGGGCTTTGCCAGCCGCCAAAAACTCCCCAGCAAAGACATTCTTTAGAAAATCAACAATGCCGCCAAAAATCGCCTTAACGCCCTCCCACATGTTGTAGAAGAAAGACTTAACGCCCTCCCAGTGATTGTAGATCAGATAAGCCCCACCAGCGATGACAGCTATCGCTGCGCCGATTGGGTTGGCGATCATGATCGCAGTGATCCCGCGTATAGCGGTGCCAACTAAGCCAATCGCTGGGTATAGCTTCGATGCGCCTTGAGCTATGTAGAACATAGCTTTTCCAAGTGCCATCTTGGGAGCTAAGACGGCTTGCAAAATAAAGCCAAGACCAGTAGATCCAAAGCCCAAAACCGTGCTAACGATGCTGATTGACTTGAATAGGCCGCCAAAAACAAAAGACAAACCGCTAACAGTCAAAGAAAAAGCAGCAGCTCCAGCGGCCACCGTTCCGATGGTTGTTACCAGCTCTTTGTTGTTGCTGACCCAAGTTGCGGCCTGCTCGATGAAGGGCGTTATTTTGGCTAGGACGTTAGACATGACTGGCAATAGCGCATTGCCCAAGGTTATAGATACCTCGGCTAATCGGTTTTTGAACTTCTGCCATCCAGCCGCCGCAGTGGCTTGGCGTTTCTCGAACTCACGGCTCATAGAGCCTTTCAATTCATCTTTTTGCAGCAAACCGAGTTGGCGGCGGTACTCGTCAACGCCTTGAGCGAGCTTGGCCACGTCATCGCCGTACTCCTTGCCAAACAACTGGGTGGTGATCTCAATTTGGCGAGATTTTTCAACCTTGTTTAGCTTATCGAGTACACCGAGGATGGTCTTCTGCGGATCAATGCTCATGTTCTTTTGCAGCTCCTGAGCACTCAATCCTAAGACCTTCAAGCCTTCTTGGAATCGCTTTGGCTGCTG